ATCTTATGCTCCCGAATCAGCATATCGCTGACGGCATAAGCATAACCCGTCATCTCCTTTTCAAGCTCACTGCCACCCTCGAACCAAGGGTTTTGAGACGCCCACTTAACCGCCTTTTGATCTGGGGCGTTTTGCTGCGGGCGCTGAACCTCATACCTCTGCGCTTCAGGGATTGGCGTGGGCTGGTAGGAAGAATACCGCTCATGTTCATTGACAAGGCGCTGTAATTTTTCCTGATATTCAATGAACTTCTCAGTGTCGCCGCCCTCAAACGCCTCCTTCATGGCGCGTTTGGTTGCGTCAATCTGAGTTTCCGCACGGTTCTTTGCTTGGTTTACAGCAAACTGCTCATTGCTGCCCGCAAGCTCACGATACCGCCTGTTCTCTTCAGCTAAGCGATTGGCCAACTCAATAGCCTGATCGCGCTCCCGTGCAGCAAGCTCCTTAGCGCGCCGCTCAGAATGCGCCTTGAAGGACACTTCACGAACACGCTGCTTCCATTCTTCGCGGTACTTCGAGATTTCCTCTTCATTAAGAGCAATATCGTCGTCGTTTTCCGTTACTTCTGGAGCAATTGGACGCCCACGATCATCCTCGGGGGTATCGTCCACAATCTCGATTTCAAATTCGTCGTCGTTGGATTTGCGCGCTTCGCTCATACCCGTGAAATCCCCCTTGGATCTTCCACAACCGCTTCCACCATGTCATCATTGATCAGGCGAAACTCACGGCCATGAATCTTAATCCGTGTGCCACTGTATGCCCGGAAGAGAACCCATTCCCCCTCCTTGCACCAAGCCCCTGTGGGGAACTTCTTCTCGTCCTGGTAGGCCAAGTCACCCGCCTTCAAGACAAACCCAACAACAGTAGCGAGCGCTTCCGTGTTGCGGACCTGTTCCGGCAGATAAATGCCACCGTCAGTCTTTTCCTCAAGCTCTGGGAGAGCAATGAGAAGCTTAAAACCCTTGGGTTCCGGGAGTTGCTTGGCTCCCCGGACCTCTCCATCAGGCATTTTAATATCTACGTTAAGCATTTTAGTCCTCTGCACGCATTCGGGCTGCGCGATGCCCAACACCCGGCGCGGGTGATTAGTCTTGCTCTTTGAGTTTCTCCACCATATCGAGCAATTCCCTCTCAGCTTTCGCTAAACCTTCAATTACCCCCACATGATACTTATAGTCTGCCCAATCAGTAACGCCTCCAGTCGCAATGTGGTCTGCGTGTTCATTCATAATTGCACGAATTTTAGACCGCAGATACTCAAGCACATTATTCTCGACGAAAGCCATTATTTATTCCTCATAACATCAACGCCGGTCTTAAAGGCGTCAAGCTTTATCCTCGCGTTGTCATAATCGCCCTTTTGGTCGTTTGACTGACGCTGAGAAGCCGCCTTAATACCAGCATTCACCCCAGCAATACGCTCCTGAGACTGAATCCGCTCAATCTCAATTATCTGCTGCTGGCGGCGCAGTTCAATATCAGCCTGATCCTTGGCCGTTTTGCGCTGAACCTCGGCCTGCCGGGTCTGGGCTTCCTGCATCTGGGCCTGGAGAACAGGATCTTCAGCCTTCTTCTGGTTCTCCTGCTGCTGAACCTCAGCCTGATCCTTCTGAAGAAGCTTCCCAGCCGCGTCAGACATCAACTGCGACAAGGCAAATTCAATATCCTCGGGCAGTGGCTCCTCTGGCGGGGGCAGTTCAACGCCAAGCTGCTTCTCAATCTCCTTGCGGTATTGGAAAGCAATATGCTCATTGATGTGCGCCATGGCCGCAGCCTGGATTGGACCAGCCTGGGGAGACTGCCCAACCAACTGGAGAATCTTTGGATCTTGCATCGCGGCCATATGCACTTTGATGTGGGCCTCGTGATCCTGGTAGAGAAACGCCTTGACGGGCTTGCCGTTGAGAATATCCATATTCTCCGAAACCGGGTCCATCGGCTTCTTGTCTTTATTGTCCGGGATGATCTTATTGGGATCTTGAATCCCGAGGGTGAGAAGCATCTGCCGGTGCAGTTCCGGCAAGTCATACATCTGAGGCGCCTGTTGAGCCAACTGAAGCGCCGCCTGATATTGAACCACCCGCTGAGACAAAGACGCCGCATTCGGATCAGTGACGGGGATTACATCAATCCTGCCATCATAATCATCCGTGCGGGTGGCACCCATGTCGGTTTCATAGTCATACTCGCCCTGCATATGGGTGCGAATAATATCCACAAGCAGATCAAGCTCTTGCTTCAATGAGGCATGAAGGCGAGCCTGAACCGCAGACATCACCTTCATTGCCCGCTCCATAAGAGCAAGCGTGGTGCCTACGGGAGCATTCTGATTCGCGTCACCAATCTGGAGATCCGCAATAGACGCAAACCGACGACCTTCCTCAACCAAATTCCCAAGCAAACCAGCGAGAACCTGAGAGGGTTCCTTGTATGGGAGGAAGGTGATGCTATCCTTAATCGCCCCCGAGGGGACATCCACATCCCGGAACTCACCCGGCATCAACGGCGTACTGTCGCCCTTAATACGAAGACCGCGCGCCTTCAAACCAGCCGGGAGGTTGGAGAGCGTACCGGCATCAACAAGCTGCCGAAGGATCGAGGTGGCAGACTTGGCAATACCGCCGACCAAATGAATCAACCCAAAAGGGTAGAAACCAAAGCCAGGAATATACCCATATTGGACGAAATGCTGACGCTTCAGCTTGAGGTCGTCGTCTTGTCGCCAGTTCCGATAGACCGAGAGGATCTTGCCTGTGGATTTCTCAACGGTAACAACATACGGCAGCGCAACGCCAGTTTCTTCCCCGTCCTTATCCACATCCTCATACCCAGGTAGGTCGAGGTCAACGTGCATTTCAAGGAGGATATGCCTGTCATCTTGATCCGTAAGCTCTTCACCAGCGAGCTTGTCTTTGATTCGCTGAATCTCGTTCCTGTCTGGAACCGGAGAAGATAAATCAATGTCCCGATAGAACCCAATCACCTGTAACTTACGGATTTCATTGGGGTGCTTCCGCATAATATGCGTGTAGCGGGTAGCGGTTTGAAGGTCCGTAGCTCCATAAGGAGCAACAAAGTCCTCAGCCGGGACGTAAATGGAAGAAGGACGACCCAGGGTTGGATCCCAATAGACCTTCTTGAATGCTGCCCCAGCCAACGGCAGAGCAAACAACATCCTTTCATGCTCACCGCGATAGTCCGACATCTTCTCAGTGAGCATATAGTTCAGGTCTTCCTTGACCCGCTGGGCCTGACGCTCCCTCTCTGGGGTCAAACGCCCAACAATCTTGGTCTTAACCGGACCACCAGCAGGGAAAGTCTCCATAATAGCCTGAGACTGAAACCGCACAGCAGCTTCGGCAAGAATCGGGTGAAACACACCACAGGCCCCAGGCCAGGGGGAAGACCGATCCTCAATCTTCAAACCGAGAAGATCTAGTCCCTTTTTGTAAGTGTCTTCCCAATCCTGCCGGGAACGGCTGTCAGATTCAAAATCGTCCAACAATGAGTGGCCCAGAGCGTCAAGGTCACGCTCGTCCATGTGTTCAGCAAGGTTTGCATCGAACCCCGGCATAATCTGTTCGGAAAGCTTCGGACCAAAAATGGCGACCATCCCATCGTCATCACTTTCAATAATGACAGCATCCGGGTTGATGATCTCAACATCAACCTCAGCGGGATTGCCCAGCGGGTTCAAGGCTTTATCAATCGCCACTTCTCATCCCCTCAATAATAATCCGCCCGGACAGGAACGACACCATCGTCCTCATAATCCGTTGGCAGACGAATAAAACCACCCTGCCTATAGCGCATCATAGCCATAATGACAGCATCAACAAAGTCGTCATTGGCGCCATTCGGGAAAGAGGCACACTCCTCAATGACATCATCAGCCCATCGAGTTTCCGGCGCCCAGACTATACCAGACGCAAACATATCGCTAATACTATTTGCGCGCATAATCTTGTCCCCAGACGCCCGGGTCGGGGTGAACTCGGATACAGGAATGCCCAACTGCCGAAGCTCATGAATCAAAGGCAGACCAGACGCCTTGCCTTCAATCATTAGGGTATCAGGCTCCCACTCCCGATAAACCTCCATGGCCCGAGCCTTCAACTCGGGGAACTCCAATCTATCTTTGAACGCATCTAGCAATATAAGATTAGGCACACCATCGCCTGTATCTTTATCATTACTAAATACACCCCAGACGGTAAAGGCGGTATAGTCAGAGCGGTTGTTCTTGGTGAACGCGGTATCCGCCGAGACGATGATATATTCACATTGCGGGGGTTTATTGGACTCCCAGCGCCTCCACCACTCCCTCTTGAGAATGGCTCCTTCGGCATTGGTCGGCTGTTGTTGATACTGGGCATTCCACTTGTGGGCAGGCAATTCTGCCTTCAAAGCCTCTAAGGCTTCCCGCTTCCAATACTGCGGCCAAATTGGATTCCCCGAAGGCAATAAGGCAGGAAGCTCAATCACCTCCCACTCTGACACACCCTCACGATCCAAAGAGGATTGCACCAACCGGCCCGTCAAATCCCGCTTACCCCAGCGGGTCATCACTATGACAATACGAGCATCCGGCTGCAAACGCTGACGAGGGCCAGAGGTGTACCAATCAAACGCCTTGTCATAAATAGAAGGATCATGCGCGGCTAAAATAGCCTCCTGCTCAGTATGGGGGTCGTCAATGATAAATAAATCTGCCCCCTTACCGGCAATAGCGCCACCAATACCAACGGCGAAATATGCGCCACCATCCGAGGTATTCCAACGCCCCGCAGCCTTACTATCAGACTGCAACTTCACATCCCCAAAAACCTTCCGATAGTCCTCACCATCAATAAGGTTTCTAGTCTTTCTGCCAAAATCCAAGGCTAATTCTAATGTATGGGTAGCCTGAATGATCTTTTTATCCGGGAAATTACCCATGAACCAAGCGGGCAATAAATAGGAAGCAAACTCAGACTTGGTATGCCGGGGCGGCATATTGATAATCAACCGCTTGCAATCCCCAAACAGCACCCTCTCGAACGCTTCCCCAATAATCTCATGATGATGTCCCTGAATAAACCCAGGCCACATCTCCTTCACAAATGGGATAAACTTGGTCTTGGCAGTCTCAAGCCTACGAGCCTCCTCCAACTGCTCAACCAAACGCAATAAATCACGCTGCTCATCAAGAGATAAATCCTTAATCTTGGGCAGTATCTCTTCTAAATTCATACACACTCTCTAAAAAAAGACCCCCGTTACCGAGGGCCAAGTTATCCTTCAGGGAGAACAAGCACCGGATAGAAGAAACCAATGCAGAACAACCCTAGACACCCTCAACCCCGAGCGTCAACAAATTTCTCAACAACCCGCACAGACCGAGCCTTATGAGGCTCCATCACAACCCAACCCCTCTCCACCAAACAACGCACCACCCGATGCACCCCAGACTTAGACTTCAACTCTAAAGCGGACCCAATCTCATCATAAGATGGCGCAAACCCATACATCTGCCAAAAACCTCTAATGAAGTCCAAAGCCTCTTTCTGCCGGAATGTCATTTTGAAATCTCCATAGGCACGGGACGATCATCCTTCTTCGCACGCTCCCGAATCCTCTTAATCCGATGATGAGACCAACCCATCATGCGGCCAATCTCAACCTCAGTCTTCCCCAACAAAATCAACTTCCGCAACTTCTCAACATCATCCATCAGAACGCCTCCGAATCAACAAACCCATCTGATTCGGACCCAAACGCTTCTGCGCCATATAAAGCTCATCACGATCAAAAAACGCCCG